TGCGTGATGGATAGCTGGCCGCAGTGGATGGCCCAGCGCCTCACCGGCCGCGCGATTGAACTTCACGCCCAGGCCGAGAACCGCGCCATGACCGAGGACGAGCTGGCGCGCCGCGCAAAGCGGTTCACCTCTTCGTTCGAGGAGAAGTATCGGATCCTGCGCTCCGGCCTGAAGGCGATGATCAAGGCCGATCATGTGGACAGCGCATCGGCCCCTCTTGACGTTTCGGGCAAATCGCCCGCTCTCAATTAATTCATCCTCCCAATTTGCGTCCCGAGGCCGTCGTCTGCACCTGCGACGGCGTCGAAGGCGTGGCTGCTCTTGGTCACGGAGCGGGCCCTTCGTCCCGAGGGCTCATGGCCACGCAGCTGGTGACGCCAGCAGAGGGCTTCGCGCCCGCAGCCGGTGGGAGCCCGGCACGGCATGGAGCCCCAATGTCCGAAGACGCCCCCCGCCCGGTTGGCCGTCCCTCGTCCTACGATCCGAAGTTCTGCGACATGGTCGTCGAGGACATGGGCCAAGGTTACAGCCTGACCGCCTTTGCCGGTTTGATCGGCGTGAACCGCAGCACGATCACCGAATGGATGAACGCCCACCCTGAATTTTCCGCAGCCGTTACGCGCGGAAAGGCGGCGAGGCTTCGAAACTGGGAACAGGTCGCCCTGTCGATGCGGATGAACGGCGGGGGCCCTGGCGGTGCGACGATCACCGTCTTCGGCCTGAAGAACATGGGCGGCGACGAGTGGAGCGACACCCAGCGCCATGAGGTGACCGGCAAGGACGGCGCGCCGCTGAAGGCGGAAACGGTCGTCACCCTGTCCGACGAAGACCTCGCCAAGACCGTCGAGGCCTTGAAAGCCGCCTTCTGATGGCGGTTGATCCGATTGTGGCCGACGCCATCCGGCGAGACGCCTACACCTTCGCCCGGTGGATGTTCCGCAAGCGCACCGGGTCGGCCTGGGCCCAGTCGCCGCATCACGATCTGATCTGCGACAAGCTGATGGCCGTCTTCCGGGGAGAGGTCACCCGGCTCGTCATCAACATCCCGCCGCGCTACTCGAAGACCGAGCTGGCAGTGGTCAACTGGATTGCCTGGTGCCTGGGCCGAGTGCCCGACGCCGAGTTCATCCATACGAGCTACAGCGCCACGCTGGCGGCGAACAATTCGGCCAACGTGCTTCGGCTCATCGAGCATGAGGCCTATCAGGAAATCTTCCCGGCGACCCAGCTCGACCGCACCGCCCGGCAGCACTGGACGACCACCGAGGGCGGCGTCCTCTACACGGCAGGCTCTGGCGGCACGATCACCGGCTTCGGCGCGGGCAAGCAACGCCCGGGCTTCGGCGGCGCTATCATCATCGACGACCCGCACAAGGCCGATGAGGCCCGGTCTGACGTGGTCCGCAAGTCGGTCATCGACTGGTATCAGAACACCCTTCAAAGCCGGATCAATAGCCGCCACACGCCGATCATCGTCATCATGCAGCGCCTGCACGAAGACGACCTGGCCGGATGGCTGCTGAAAGGCGGCACGGGCGAGAAGTGGGACAGCCTGGTGCTTCCGGCCATCACCGCCGAAGGTGCGGCGCTCTGGCCCGACAAGCACACGCTCGACGAGCTGCGCCGGATGGAACAGGCCGCGCCCTACGTTTTCGCCGGGCAGTACATGCAGAACCCGGCGCCGCTCGACGGCGGCATCTTCAAGCCGAACCAGATCGAGACCATCGACGCCATCCCGGCCGGCCAGATCACCTGGGTGCGGGGATGGGACCTGGCTGCGACCCAGGACGGTGACTACACCGCTGGCGCGAAGCTGGGAAAGACCTCCGACGGTCGGTTCATCATCGCGGACATGCTGCGCGAGCGGATGGGCCCCGATGAGCGGGATGCCGCGATCCGAAACGTGGCGAGCCGGGACGGCAAGTCTGTTCGCATCTCGATCCCGCAGGATCCGGGGCAGGCGGGCAAGACCCTCGCTCTTCACCACACGCGGATGCTCGCTGGCTACACGATCCACACGTCGCCCGAGACCGGCGACAAGGTGACCCGTGCCGAGCCGTTCGCCAGCCAGGTCAACATCGGCAACTGCATGATGGTCCGCGGACCTTGGAACGATGCGCTCCTGAACGAGATGCGGATGTTCCCGAACGGAAGCCACGACGACCAGATCGACGCGCTCAGTCGGGCCGCTTCATCGCTGCTCGAGGGCGTCCCCTATTCGGGCCTCTTCGAGTTCTACCGCCAGCGGGCCGACGAATTGAAAGCGAAGACCAATGGCTAACCCCGTCAAGACACCGCTGCCGCCGGGGCTTGTCGCCCGTCTGGTGTCTGGTGTCCGGTATGTGGTGACAGGCGCATCCGACGCCTGGATGGGACCGAACCAACCGCTGCCGCCGACGGCCGACAGCCCTTCGGACGAAACCCGAGGCCGTGCCTTCGACTATCGTGTCGGGATCAACCTCGACACGGTGCCGAAGACGCCCGAGGCGGGGATTTCCTACGACCTCTTGCGTGGCCTCGCTGACGGCTATGACCTGGTCCGGCTCTGCATCGAGACCCGGAAGGACCAGATCAGCGCCCAAGAATGGCAGTTCAAGATCAAGGGCGACGACAAGGCGACCGACCCGCGCCTCGATGACCTGATGGCCTTCTTCCAGTCCCCCGACCGGATGAACTCCTTCGACATCTGGTGCCGTCTGCTGCTCGAGGAGATGCTCGTCATCGACGCGGCGACGGTCTATCCGCGCATGACGCGCGGAGGGCAACCGTTCGCGTTCGAGCCTCTCGACGGCTCGACGATCAAGCGGGTGATAGACGGCTATGGCCGCACACCCATGCCGCCGGAACCGGCCTATCAGCAGATCCTGAAAGGTCTGCCGGCCGTGGACTACACGCTCGACGAGCTGATCTACCGACCGCGCAATCCGCGCGTCTACAAGCTCTATGGCTTCTCGCCGGTCGAGCAGATCGTGACGACGGTCAACATCGCGCTTCGTCGCCAGATCACCCAGCTCGACTACTACACCAACGGCAACGTCCCAAACGCCCTGGTGGCGGCCCCCGAGGCCTGGACGCCCGACATGATCTCCCAGTTTCAGGACTGGTGGGACAGCATCACGACGCAGGAGACCAAGCAGCGGGCGCGCTTCATTCCCGGCGGAATGTCGTTCATCGACACCAAGCAGGCGGCAATGGGGCCCAGCGACCAGGTCGTGAACGAATGGCTGGCCCGGGTGGTCTGCTTCGCCTTCAACATCAGCCCGACGCAGCTCGTGTCGATGAACAACCGGGCGACCTCAGACAGCCAGAAGGAACAGGCCGAGGACGAAGGCCTCAAGCCGACGAAGCGCTGGCTGAAGCAGCTCATCGACGAGATCGTGGTCCGCTATTTCGGCCACACCGACATCGAGTTCCAGTGGGTGACCGAGAAGGAGCTGGACGGCCTGAAGGCCGCTCAGATCAACCAGATCTACCTGCAGGAGGGCGTTCTCACGCCGGACGAGGTCCGCACCGATCTCGGCCTCGACCCGCTCACGCCGGAACAGAAAGACGACCTGCTGGCTGCAAAGCCGCAGCCGCTTCCCCCTCCGACGCCCGCACCGCAACCGACCGCTCCGAACGGAGCATCGCCGGGCGAGAAGGAAAAGTCCGAGACGATCCACATCCACATGCCGGAAATCAAGACCGGCGACACCCTGGTGGAAGTCGGCTCGACGGTGGTGAAGTTCGAAAATGCAGACGGCTCGGTGCGCGAACTGCGCGATGACCGAGCGTAAGCCCTATCCGCCTCAGACAGAGGACGGTTACCACACTGCTCGTCCCTTCATCGTCCGCAACCGCATCGGCATGAAGCGGGCCGTGCGCAGCTTCTTCGCTCGCCAGATCAAGCCGGTGACGGACAGCCTCGGGCGCGCTCTGGGACTGGCCAAGGCAGACGGATCGGACCCGAAGGAACGGGCGCGCCAGGCCGTCGACCAGGTCGAAATCGACTGGGCCCCCCTCGCTGACCAGGTCGAACCGTTTCTGGTCTCGGTCGCCGTCTCGGGCGCATCCGCTGGGCTGAAAAGCCTCGACATCCAGTTCGCCGACAACATGTGGAACGGCGTCGGGACGGACGCGACGGAATGGGCCGCGAACCGCGCCGCCGAGCTGGTCGGTATGCGACTGGTCGATGGCAAGTGGGTGCCGAACCCGAATGCGAAATGGCAGATCGGAGACACGACCCGCGACATGGTCCGCTCACTAGTGACCGACGCCATTGAGCAGGGCGACAGTTCAGACAACCTCGCTGACCGCCTCGCGGCCATTCAGAACAAGCTGAAGAACGGCTTCGTCTTCAGCGATGAGCGCGCCGACATGATCGCGCGTACCGAGATCGCCCGGGCAGACGTTCAAGGTGCTCTGATCGGCTGGCAGAAGTCCGGCGTGGTGATCGGCAAGCGGTGGCTCGCCGGAGGGCCCCGCGTCTGTCCGGTCTGCCTTGCACATGAAGCCGAGGGCCCGAAAAAGCTCGACTACACCTGGGGCGACGGCGTGACCGCGCCTCCCGACCATCCGCACTGCCTACCGGGAAACAGCCGCATACTGGCCACGGGAATTTCTGCCACTAGTGAGCGCTGGTATGATGGTGATCTCATCATCGTCAACACTTCCAGCGGCAAGCGTCTCGCCTGCACCCCTAATCACCCGGTACTCACGCCGGATGGCTGGGTCTCGGCGCGCTTGCTCAATGAAGGAGGCCACGTAGTCGGCTGTCGCGTCGGTCAATGGGAACCTGGCCTCAGTCTTCACAACGAGGATGTGCCAGCCTGCATCGAGGATGTGGCGAAAGCGTTCAGCCGTTCGGAGGATGTGGCGTCCCGACCAATGCCAACCGCCCCCGAACACTTCCACGGCGACGGGGAAGGCTCCCAGATCGCAATTATACGGGCCGATGGCTTCCTGCGAAATGGTCCCGATGCCTCGTTCGGCCAGCCTCCGCTGGAGTTCCAGTTCAATGGCGGAAATGTGCAGCTTTCGCGCCATCACCGTCCTAGCTCGCTTGGTCTTAGCCTCCAGGCTGTCCTTGCTTCCGCGCTTGGCCGTGTAGGCGGCCACAGCCTGCTTTGCCCGAATGTCTGGGGGGGCGGCCGCCCACCTTACAGCTTGAGCAGCCTTGAGGTTTCGACGCTCGACGCCGCGCTCATTGAGAACGCGCGTGATGACGACACGCGAAACGCCGAATTTCTGCGCGACGGCAAACTCGCTCATGCCGCCGACATAATCGGCCACGGCACCATCCTCATCAAAGATGATGCGCCGCTTCAACTGAACCCGTTTTTTCTCGACCGTATTGTTTCTGTCCACAACGAACCCTTCTCTGGAAAAGTCTACAATCTGCAGACGGACGTGGGCTTTTATATCGCAGAGGGCGTTGTGACACACAACTGTTTCTGCTGCCTGGTCGCAGTTCTCGAAGGGGAACCCGTGAATGAATAAGCGTTTCTTCGCCGAGTTCGCCAAGACCGAAGAGCAGGACGACGGCACGATCAAGGTCTGGGGCATCGCCTCGACCCCGAACACCGACGCCGACGGCGAGCGCGTGACGGCCGATGCAATGGCGACCGCTCTGCCCGACTACATGAAGTTCGGCGCGGTGCGCGAAATGCACCAGCCAAAGGCTGCCGGCACGGCTGTCGAAGCCGAGGTGGACGCCAACGGCGTAACCCAGTTCTGCGCCCATATCGTGGACGCCGAGGCCGTCAAGAAAGTCCAGGCCAAGGTCTACAAGGGCTTCAGCATCGGCGGGAAGGTGCTGGCGCGAGACGAGAACGATCCCGACACGATCACATCCATCAAGCTGGTCGAGGTTTCCCTCGTGGACCGACCCGCAAACCCGGAGGCAATCCTCACGATGTTCAAAGCTGAAGACGCCGCCCCCGATGCGGCCGCGGCCGAAACGGGGGATGCGATCTCCCAGCTGGTCGATCTGGTGAAGTCCGCCGAACTCCCCGCCAGCGAAATGGTCCGGGTGCTCACCGACGCCATCGCCAAGGCCAAGGGCGATGCCCAGTCGATGGCCGTCGATCCGGCCGAGGCCGAGAAGGCCCCGGACATCGAAGAGAAGGCCGAGGACTGCGACGACGAGGACGACGAAAAGGACCACGCTGACGAAGAGGACGACAAGGACATGGCCGACACCGGCAAGTCCGCCTCCGTCGATGAGACCCTCGTCGGCATCGATGTGATCGTCCGCGCCGCCCAGGCGCAGGGCCTGAAGAAGGGACTGCGCGGCCTGAACGCCCTGTCGGCCGCCATCTACCAGCTCGTCGCCGTGCAGGCTGGCGTGAAGCGCGAGCAGGAAGAGGAAGGCGACAATTCGCCCGTTCCCGGCCAGATCGAGGACGCGATCAAGGACCTCCTGGAGACCCTCGTCCAGATGGCGCAGGAAGAGACCGGCGAACTCGTCGATGACCTCGATCAAGCCGGGATGGAAAGCGCCGTCCCCGAATATGGTAGCTACAGCCTGCAGTGCGCCGACAAGGTGCTGACGCTGGCCAAGCGCAACTACAGCAGCAAGCAGCGCCAGGCGATGGCCTCCAACGGCGAGGCGATGTCCGACGGCTCGTTCCCCATCAAGAACAAGACCGACCTGGAGAACGCCATCCGCGCCTACGGCCGCGCCAAGGACAAGCCGAAGGCGAAGGCTCACATCATCGCCCGGGCCAAGGCGCTTGGCCTGTCCGCCCTCATTCCCGACGACTGGAAGTCCAGCGACAAGGCAGAAGGATCATCCGACTTGGGCAAGTCCCACCTGTCGGAAGCCCTGGCCAAGCTGGGCCGGATGGAAGTCGAAAACGCCGCTCTCGCCAAGCGTGTGAAGGAACTCGAAGACATGCCCGCGCCGCCGAAAGGCCCGCTGCTGTCGGTGACCAAGGCCCAGGACATCAACAAGAGCGACACCGACGCCGCGGATGCCCCGCCGCCGGGACTGTCGCCGGAACAGTTGGCGCTCTGGAACATGAAGAAGGTTCACTCCGGCGGCGGCCAGATCATCCGCTTCTGATCCGCCCCTAACCCCACCCCCCGAAACGCCGCGCAGCCCGCGGCCTCAAGCCCCCCGCCGATTGGCCGGGGGCTTTTTGCGTTTGGAGATCCCCATGAACGCCATCGTCTCGAAAGCCACCCTCGACCTGGTCAAGGCGGCGACCGCCGCCCCTGACGACCTGATAAAGAACTATGTGCAGCCCGGCTCGGCCACGACCGGCCTGCAGGCCTACAACCTCTATCCGGTCGCCATCAACCTGGTGCCGATCATGACGCCCTTCCGCAACATGATCCCGCGCGTGGCTGGTGGCTTCGGCACCCAGGCCAACTGGAAGACCATCACCGGCATCAACACCGGCGGTCTGCGCATGGGCCTCGCTGAAGGCGGCCGTTCCGGCGTCATCAGCCAGTCGGTCAACGACTACTTCGCCGCCTTCCGCGGCCAGGGTCTCGAAAACAACGTGACCTATGAGGCCCAGTTCGCCGGTCAGACCTTCGAAGACCTGCGCGCTCTCGCCCAGGTGCAGCTCCTGCAATCGGTCATGATCGGCGAGGAGCTGGTGGACCTGTTCGGCAACACCTCGCTCGCGATGGGCACCACCCCGACCCCCTCTCTGGCCACCTCCACCACCGGCGGCACCATCACCGCCGCGACCTGGTCGGTGATCTGCGTGGCCGTGGGCGGCATGGCCTACAACATGGTCGCGGGCTGGAACAACGGCGTGATCGGCCAGACCTTCGCGCAGTCCACCGCGACCGTCCCCGGCCTCGTCACCCGCACGAACATGGACGGCACCACGACCACGTTCGGCGGCAACAACGCCCAGCAGTCGGCCAACGCCACCCAGGTCACCACCGGTTCCACCTCGACCATCTCGGCCACCGTGGCCCCGGTCAACGGTGCGGTCGGCTATGCCTGGTTCATCGGTGCGGCTGGCTCCGAGCGCCTGGCGGCCCTGACCACCATCAACTCGGCGGTGTTCACCTCGATCCCGGGCTCCGGCCAGCTCGCGTCCGCCATCCCCGGCGGCGCGGCCGACCAGTCCACGTCCTCGCTCGACTATGACGGCCTCTTCACCCAGGCCTTCAAGTCCGGCAACAACGCCCAGATCATCACCCAGGCCACCGGCACCGCCGGCACCGGCACGGGCCTGACGGCGGACAACGCGGGCGGCGTCTATGAGTTCGAGCAGATGTTCGCCCAGTTCTATAACAAGTACCGCCTGTCCCCGACCCATATCTTCGTGAACAGCCAGGAGCTGATCAACATCACGAAGAAGGTGGTGCAGGGCTCCGGCGCTCCGCTGCTGCAACTGATCTCCGGTGCCGACGACAGCACCATGATCCGGGCCGGCGCGAAGGTCGGCTCCTACCTGAACAAGATCACCGGCGACGTGATCCCGGTCATCGTTCACCCGAACGTGCCTCCGGGCACCGTGTTCTTCTACACCGCCGCTCTGCCGTATCCCCTCCAGGGCATCGCCGGGCCGGTTCGGATGCTGCTGCGGCAGGACTATTATTCCATCGACTGGCCGATCACGAAGCGGCGCTACGACTACGGCGTCTATTTCGACGGCGTGCTCCAGCACTTCGCGCCCTTCTCGATGGGCCTGATTACAAATATCGGGAATTTGTGAGTATTGTGGTATACTGCCCTTAGTATTTAACTGGGGGCAGTACTGCGATGCGTAAACTTTCCGAAAGCGATTTCTGGGCCAGGGTCAGCAAAGTCGATCCGAACTCTTGCTGGCCCTGGACTGGATGCAAAACGAAACAAGGGTACGGGACCGCGCCGATCAGCGGCCTCAAGACGGTCACCCACCGCATGGCCTACCTTTATGCGTTCGGGCCGATCCCGGCTGGCGCGGTGATCATGCACACCTGCGACAACCGAGCCTGCTGCAACCCGGCGCACTTGCGCGTGGGGACGCAGAAGGACAACCTCGACGACATGCGCGCCAAGGGTCGCCAGGGATACACCGGCCATCCGGGCGAACGTCACCACAAGGCGAAGATCACTGCGGCTGATGCCGAAGAAATTCGACGGCTCTATGGAACTGGAAAATTCAGCCAGGCGGCGCTCGGCGCGCGCTACGGCCTCTCGCAACCGACTGTCGGCCGCATCGTCCTCGGACGCGGCTGGCTCACACCACCCTCCTGAAGAGAAAGGGCCGAAGATGGCCAAATGGAAAGCGCCCGAAGACGCGGGCCCCGGCGTCTCTGTCGGTGGGCAGTTCTTCCCCATCCTCGACGGCTTCGTCATCACGCCGAGCGGCGACTATGCCAGCGCGCTCGAACCCTTCGGCTATGTCCGGGTGGACGACAGCGACGAGGGCGCGCCTCCGGTGATCGAAGAGCCCGCCCCCGTGCCCGAAGCGCCCGCGCCTGAGCCTGAAGTCGCTCCCGCCGAGCCCGTGACACCAGCCGAGCCGGAAACGCCGCCTGCGGCCGCCCCTGACGCGCCTGCGGCCGAACCCGCGCCCTCGACGGAGGGCTGACCTTGAGCAATCCGGCAGTCCTCTCCGCCAGCGGGTCGCTCTACGTCGATCTGCAGGATGGCGGCTCGACCCGCGCCCAGGTCGCGGACAACGATCCGCTGCGCGCCGCCTATGCGACGTTCATCTCGGGCTTCGTGCCCGCGGCGAACCCGACCGACATCCTAGAGATTGCCGGATCCGCGACCAAGATCGTGCGCATCCGTTCGATCCTCATCACCGGCACGGCGACGGCCGCCTCCAACATCATCATCAACACCGTCCGGCGCTCGACGAATGCCACGGGCGGAACGCCGTCAACGCTGACCCAGGTCAAGCGGGACAACAACGACGACGCGGCGACGAGCGTGATCCGCACCTTTGCTGCCAACCCGACCGTCGGTACCCTGATCGGAACCGCCGACGGCGGCCGACTGAACATCGCCCCGGCGGCGAACGGCTCCATCGACCGTCTTCCGTTCCAATACTCCTGGATGAACGACAAGGCCCCGATCCTGCGCGGAGCGAACGACTGCCTCTGCCTGAACCTCGCCGGTGCCGCGTGGCCGGCCGGTGGTGCGCTCGACATCAACATCGTGCTCACCGAAGACTCCTTCATCCGCATCTGAGGCTGACCGATGACCGCGAACGCCATCGACCTCTGCCAGGTCTCGGACGTGAAGGCGTTGCTGAACCTGACGCAGATCACCGACGACGCTCTGCTGCAGTCTCTGGTGACCGGTGCGAGCGAGTTCATCCGGCAATATGCGAGCCGCGACCTGATCGCCACGACCTACACAAACGAGGTCTATCACGGGAACGGCGGCACGTTCATGATGCTGCGGAACTGGCCGATCCAGTCGGTCACTTCCGTCAGCGCCTACGACTGCTCGAACTCGCTCGTCTGGTCCTATTCCGGCTCATCCTTCAATTTCGATGACCGGTCGATCTATCTCACCACCGGCGACGTGTTCACCAAGGGCCGCGCGAACATCCAGGTGACCTACCAGGCGGGCTACGCTACCGTTCCCTATGGGCTGCAGCGCGCCTGCGTCGAAATGGTCGCCCATCGCTACCGCGAGAAGGACCGGGTGGGGATGGCCTCGAAAGGGCTCGCCGGTGAGACCACGGCGTTTGTGATCACTGACATGCCGAAATCGACGAAGGCCTATCTCGACCAGATCAAGAACGTGGTGCCAGTCTGATGATCACCGTGCAGATGGTCGGCACCGAGGAGGTCACCGCTTCCCTGGAAAGCCTCACGCCGGGCGTCGTGCGCAACGTGCAGAAGGCCGTGGCAAAGCTGGCGATCCTGCTTCAGCGGGACGTGCAGGAGAACAAGCTGTCGGGGCAGGTGCTCCAGCTCCGCACCGGCTCTCTTCGCCGTTCGATCATCCAGACGGTCACCTCGAGCGACAGCGGCGCGACCGGCGTCGTGCGGGCCACGCGCATCTATGGCCGCATCCATGAATATGGCGGTGTCACCCCTCCGCATGTGATCGAGCCGAAGGTCGCCGGTGGAGTGCTCGCGTTCCAGATGGGCGGAAAGACCGTCTTCGCCCGCAAGGTCAACCATCCGGGCAGCAAAATCCCGGAGCGGTCGTTCCTTCGCTCGGCTCTGAAGGACATGGTCAGCAGCGGTGCCATCGACCGCGAAATGCAGGATGCCCTGGCGACCGCACTGGGTGACGCGGTCGGTTCGAGCATCTGGGGGGCGTGATGGTCCGCGAGACGATCTATGCCGCGCTCTTCGCCCGGCTGCAGGCGGCCTACGCCTGGAACACGGCCAGCCGACGGCTTCTGCACTGGGGCGACGTTGCGCCCGCGCAGCAGCCCGCAATGTTCTTGACGCAGGTGAGCGAACAGCCGCAGACGGTCAGCCATCAGCCGACGAAATGGAAGCTGAACGTGAAGGTCTGGCTCTATGCGAACGCAGAGACCGATGCGGGCCAGACGGCATCGAGCGTCCTGAACCCGCTCCTCGACGCCATCCAGGCGGCTGTCGCTCCGAACTTTTCCGGCCTCGAGACCCAGACCCTGGGCGGCCTCGTCGAATGGGTCCGCGTCGAAGGCAACATCGAAACCGACGAAGGCCTGCTTGGCGATCAGGCTGTCGCGGTCATTCCGCTGACGATCCTCGTTCCAACCTAACCCCGAAACCTCAACCGCGCCGCAAGGCGACACGCGCCCCCGAGCCTCACGGCCGGGGGCTTTCGCGTTTGGAGACCCCCCATGCAGAATATCTTCGGACCGGGCGTTCTATTCGCCACCCCCCTCTACGACGCCTATGGCAACGCCATTTCCAACCCGTCCCCCGTTCAGTTCGGGGTCAGCCAGGAAGCGTCCATAGACATCAGCTTCGACACCAAGCAGCTCTACGGCCAGAACCAGTTCCCGGTCGCCATCGGCCGCGGCAAGGGGAAGGCCACCGGCAAGTTCAAGTTTGCCCAGCTCAACGGGGCCCTTCTGAACTCCGTCGTCTTCGGCCAGACGCTGACCGCTGGCTTGCAGGCCGATGTCTACGACACGACCGGCGCTGCGATCCCGGGAACACCGTTCCAGATCACCCCGACCGTTCCGAACTCCGGCACTTGGTTGCAGGACCTGGGCGTGCGCTCCTCGACCGGTGTCCCGCTGACCCGCGTGGCCTCTGGTCCGACGACCGGCCAGTATGCGGTTGCCGCTGGCGTCTACACCTTCGCGTCGGCCGACACCGGCCTGACCGTCTTCATCAACTACCAGTACACGGCGACCTCCACGACCGCGAAGAAGAGCACCGTCCTGTCAATCCCGATGGGTCTGGCACCGTCGTTCCGGGCCGACATCTATTTCCCCTACAACGGCAAGACGGCAACCTTCACCTTCAACAACTGCGTGGCCAACAAGCTGTCGCTGTCGTCGAAGCTGGATGACTTCATGGTGCCGGAGCTGGACTTCGACATCTTCGCTGACACGTCGAACAACCTCTTCACCTACGCTCTGAGCGAATAGGCCCAACCATGACCCGCACAGTGATGATCGGCGGCGAGACGCTGGACATTCCCTTCCCGATCTCGTTTGCCGATCTCGAAGCCGCATGGCCCGGCTGGGAGCATTGCGCTGCCGCCGGGAACCAGATCGAGTTCGCATCCGCCTGCCTGGAGTTCCTCGCTCCGGTGCTGAAGATGGGCAATCTGGCTGCGCTGAAGGCCAAGCTCATGCCGTCCGAGATGGAAGGCCTGGGCGAAGCCGTCCTTGGCGTCTTGCGCGACAACAAGGTGATCCCCGCGGAGGACGCAGCGCCTGCGGATGCTCCGTCGGGGGAAGCCCAGCCGGTGACGACGCCGCCGGGCTGAGCCTATTCGAACGGATGATCGCTGAACTGGTGGCCGCAGGCGTCGAATGCGGCCACCCCCTCGGCCAATGGGAGGCCGTGCGTCAGCACTGGGGCCCATACCGGCTCTGGGTGATGCAGGCGCTGTGGCGCAAGTACGGGCCGCCCTCCTACATCTCCCTCGGCGTCCTGGCTGGCACTCGTGAACAACCCAAGCCGAAGGCTGACACGAAGGCTGTGGAAAAAGCGGCGGCCGAGCTGATCGCGGCTCAAGAGCCCACGCCGAACCGGCAGGTTTTGCCGAAAGCCGTCCTCGACAACCTCCTCGCCAAGACGAGACCCGCCGCATGAGTGACAACGAGGCACAGGTCAAGATCACGGCCGATGCCAGCGGCGTGCAGCCGGGCGTCCAGGCCGCGATCAACCAGATGAACCGACTGCCCGCTTCGGCGCAGGCGGTGTCGTCGGCCATGAGCGGTGCGGCGAACTCGTTCAAGGCGACGGGATCGGCGTTCGAGGAAGTGGCCGGCGCTGCCGCCAAGAGCGCAACGTCGGTCCACGGTTCGGCCGGCACGATCCGCGAGAGCATGGTGCTCCTGCGGGAAGCCGCGAACGGCAACTGGACGCGGTTCGCCGGATCGCTCGGCCTTCTCGCCCAGTACACCGGGGCCCTCCCGGCACTGCTGAACCCGGTCGTGATCGGCCTCGTGGCCGTCGCCGCGGCTCTGGGCGGCGTGGCATTCGCCGCGAACCAGGGCACCGAGAACCAGGTCAAGCTGCAGAACGCCCTCTCCGCGACGAACAACTGGTCGGGCCTCACGGAAAGCCAACTCCACGAGCTAGCCGCGACCTTGGGCACCGAGACCAAGGAGGGAGCGTCCAAGGCGCGCGATGCGCTGATGGATCTCGTGCAGCAAGGACGCCTGTCCGGCTCCAACTTCCAGCTTGCAGCCCGCGCCGCGCTCGATCTCGCCCGTGCCATGGGCGGCGATGTCACGACCTACACCAAGCAGCTCGGCGCGCTTCAGGAAGACACTGTCGGCACGACCTACAAGCTGCAGCAGCAGTTCCACATGCTGACGGCCGAGCAGTTCAACCATGTGATAGCCCTGGTGAAAGTGGCCGACGCCACCGGCGACTACCAGAAACGCCAGGAAGCCGTCCGCCAGGTGCTGACCGCACTGGATGGCCCGATCCAGAAGCAATCCGAGAATTTGGGCTTCCTCGCCCAGGCGTGGCGCGGTGTCAGCCAGGCAATCGGGGGTGCCATCGAGGCGATGATGAACTGGGGTCGGACCCCGGACACGGCCACCAAGCTGAAGACGGCGCAGCAGGAGCTGACCGTCCTGCAGGAACAGGCGGCGTCCCACTCCGGCCGCACCGCGGCGAACGCCAAGGCCCAGCTCGCCAGCCAACAGGCCATCGTCGCGGCTCTGCAGAAGCAGCTCGCGGAAGAGCAAGGTCTGGCGGCCTCGAAGGCGAAACAGGCCCAGGGCGACGACGGCAAGATCCGAAAGGCCTACGAGGACTACAACGGCGGCAAGAAGGCCGCGCCGAAATCCCGGGTGACCGAGTGGCAAGCGGAACTCGACGACCAGCTCGCCAGCGAAAAGCGGTTCTTCGCGGACAGCGAAGCCGAGGAGCTGAAATACTGGCAGGCCAAGCTCGCCATCCCGAACCTGACCAAGGAAGAGCGCCGAGCGATCATCAAGACGATCTACGGCATCGAGAAGACGGAGGCCCGTCAGGCCTACGCCGACGCCGTGGACGCCATCAAGGCCGGGGAAGAGGCGAAGCTCGACACCCTTCGCTCGTCTCTGTCTGCGCAGAAGGCCACCTTCAACGAGGCACGGGACGCCCTACGCCAGCAGGCGAACGAAGGCATCATCACCAAGCAGCAGGAATATACGCGCCTCGTCCAGATCGCGCGGGACGAAGCCCAGGCCGAAATCCAGAACTTCCAGTCGGTGACGGCCGTGCGCCAGGCGGCGCTTGCGGCCCAGCTCGCGGCGGCCAACGCGGTCGGCGCGGACACCTCGAAAATCTGGGCCCAGATCGTGGTCGAGGCGAAGGCGGCAACGGCACAGCTCGCCGCGATCACCGCCCAGGGACAAGCGTCTGTCGGCAAGTCCCAGGCGGACCAGGCGAAGGCCATGTTTGAGCCGATGAACCAGGCCATCAAGTCGTTCTCGGACGGCGTCTCGACCCAGTTCGCCAAGCTCATCACCATGCAACAGACGATGGCGCAGACCATGCGCGGCATCTGGCAGCAGATCCTGGGCTCGATAGAGCAGTCCTTCGCGACCAGCATGAGCCGCATCCTGCAGGACCAGCTCCGAAACATGCTGCTGACGCGAGAAGCCGACAAGACGACCGGAGGCGCGCAGGTGCGCAGCGCAGCCAGCGTGGCCGCGGGGAAGGCCTACGCGGCCGTCGTCGGCATTCCCGTCGTCGGGCCCGTGCTGGCCCCTGCAGCGGCTGCCACGGCCTATGCGGGCGTCCTGGCGTTCCTGCCGTCCGCGGCGAAAGGCTACGACATCCCCGCCGGCACCAACCCGCTCACCCAGCTGCACGAGCGCGAAATGGTTCTCCCGGCCGACCTGGCGGACAAGGTGCGGAACTCGACCGGGACCGGTGACGTGCATCTCCACGTCCACGCGACGGACGCTCAGTCGGTGCGCCGCCTCTTTGAGAACCACGGCGACACGCTCGCCCGGGTGATGCGTGACCTGCATCGCAATGGCCGTCTGGCACCGGGGTCGATGGCATGACGTTCACCCAGCGCGCAGTGATCACGACGAGCCCGCTCTCGAACGATGCCGAGGTCTTTCCGGTTCTGACCGGGCAGGGCTTCCTCGCCTCCAAGCGGCCGGTCTGGCAGACGACGGTGAAGCGGGCCTATAGCGGGCGCGAAGTCCGCGCGGCGGCCTATTCCTACCCCCGGTGGGAATGGACCCTCCAGTGGGAGGTCCTGCGCACCCAGGCGAGCCTACCCGAGCTGCAGACCCTGTTCGGCTTCCTCGGATCCCGGCAAGGACGCAACCAGCCCTTCTACTACCAGGACCAGACCGACAACGCCGTGACCACCCAGGGCTTCGGCACGGGCGACGGCACGACGACGATCTTCCAGCTCTACCGGACGGTCGGACAGGGGACGATCTACAATTACCTCGACCCGGTCCTCGTCCTGAACCAGAACCCGTCCGTCTATGTGAACGGCACCCTGAAGACGCTGGGCACCGACTACACGATCTCGATCAACGGCGTGATCACCTTCACCACCGCGCCGGCGGCGTCCGCGGCGCTGACCTGGTCGGGCGGCTATCTGTTCCTCTGCCGGTTCG